ATGAGCTAGATGGTAAAACACTGTCAAGCGAAATAACAAGAAAGTTTATAGCAGCATCAGTATGGGATAATCCGTATCTCACACAAGATCAAAGTTATGTTGCTATGTTAGCATCACTACCAGAAGTAAAACGTAAACAGTTTTTGTATGGTGATTGGGATGTAGTAGATGAAGGTGCATTCCCTGAGTTTGATAAGACGGTACATACGTGTGACAGTTTTGAGATACCTAATGGTTGGACTAAGATAAGAGCAGCAGATTTTGGATATGCAGCACATTCAGCAATATTATGGGGTGCAGTAGATTATGATGGATGCCTGTGGATATACAGAGAGTTATATGTCAATCGTTTGACAGCAGACAAGTTAGGTCAGATGATTATGGAAGTAGAGTCTGATGACGGTAGAATACAAGATGCACTATTAGATAGTTCATGTTGGGCTAAAAGAGGTGATGTAGGTCCATCAATAGCAGAGACTATAAATAGAGAAGGATGTAGGTTTAGACCATCAGATAGATCACCAGGGTCTAGAGTTGCAGGTAAGATAGAGTTGCATAAAAGATTGATGGTTGATGAAGATCTAGATGAACCTAAGATAAAGATACTAAAGAATTGTAAGAATTTAATTAGTCAGATTGCTGCACTACCAACTGACCCTAGAAACCCAGAAGATGTAGATACTAAATCAGAAGATCACTTGTATGATGCACTAAGGTATATGATAATGTCTAGACCAACAAATATAAGAGTAGCGTATGAAAATACACCTAAACACCGTTACCAAGCTTCTGACTCTACGTTTGGGTATTAAGTGTTCTGGGTGTACGTTGCTATGATTGTAGCGTTTGTATTGATTATCGGTGTATTTGTATATTGTCATAAGGATTAATTATGAGTAAACCTAGAAATTATAAAAAAGAACATAAGGCAGGTGGGCAAAAAGCTAAAGATAAAAGAGCCTCTAGGAATAGGGCAAGACTTATATTAAAAAAATCTACAGGTGGTATCCCAAAAGGAATGCAAGTGCATCACGTTAATGGTAATCCTATGGATAATCGCAAAACAAATTTAAAAGTAATTCCACAGTCTGAAAATAGCAGAAAGCAGCCAAAAAGGAAAAAAAATGTCAGAAGAACATGATATAGTTGTTTTAGAAGATGACACGAAAGAAACTCCATATACGAACATAGTAAGTTACGTACAGGGTAGATTTGAACGTGCTAAGAATAAAAGATACTCTGATGAAGAAAGATGGATACAAGCATATAGGAACTATAGAGGTGTGTATGGCCCAGATGTACAATTTACTGAAACTGAAAAGTCAAGAGTATTTATTAAAGTAACTAAAACAAAAGTATTAGCTGCCTATGGTCAGATTATAGATGTTTTATTTAGTCAAAATAGATTTCCTATTGGTGTAGAGCCTACAACATTACCTGAAGGTGTAGCAGATACTGTACACATTGATCCTAAAGAACAAGATCAGAATAAAATGATGGATCAATTTCAAGACGCTTATGGGTTTCCTGGGGATGGTAATGAATTAACTCCTGGTGAAACTTCTAGTGTACTAAAAGAAAGATTAGGACCACTTCAAGAAGACTTAGAAGATATAGAAGGTCTTAAAGAAGGACCAGGACAAACACAATCTTCTGTAACTTTCCATCCTGCTATGACTGCTGCTAAAAAGATGGAAAAGAAAATTCGTGATCAGTTAGAAGAATCTGCTGCTACCAAGCATCTTAGATTTTCATGTTTTGAATGTGTGTTGTTTGGTACTGCGATAATGAAAGGTCCATTTGCTTTAGATAAAGAGTATCCTAATTGGGATGAAACGGGTAAATATGATCCAGTAGTAAAAACCGTACCTAAAGTAGAACACGTATCTGTTTGGGACTTTTACCCTGATCCAGATTGTTATAACATGGAAGATGCTACTTACGCAGTAGAACGGCATAAACTTACACGTTCACAGTTAAGAGGTTTAAAGAAACGTCCATACTTTAGAGGCAAAGCAATAGAAGACGCAATAAAAGATGGTGAAGATTATTCTAGAGAATGGTGGGAAGATAATTTAGAAGACAATGATACATCATCCGATTTTGGTGGAGAAGGTTTTTCAGGTCAAGGTGGTGACGTAGAACGATTTGAAGTACTAGAGTTTTGGGGTACAATAGATAAAGAAATAATTAAAGAACAAGATTTAGAAATTGATGAACAGGCAGATGAAGAAATACAAATTAACTGCTGGGTATGTAATAATAAAGTTATACGTCTAGTCATTAATCCTTTTATACCTAAACGTATTCCTTACGTTGCAAGTCCATACGAGATTAACCCATACAGTTTCTTTGGTGTAGGTCTAGCAGAGAACATGGATGACACTCAGACATTGATGAATGGCTTTATGAGACTAGCAGTTGATAACGCTATACTCTCAGGTAATCTATTGATTGAGGTAGATGAAACAAACCTAGCACCTGGTCAGGATCTTACAGTGTATCCTGGTAAAATCTTTAGAAGACAAGGTGGTGCGCCAGGACAGGCTATATTTGGTACTAAGTTTCCAAACGTGTCAAGTGAAAACATGATGCTATTTGATAAAGCAAGAGTATTATCAGATGAGTCATCAGGTCTACCATCGTATTCATATGGACAAACTGGTGTGCAGGGAACAGGTAGAACTGCATCAGGCATCTCTATGTTGATGGGTGCAGCTAGTAATGCTATACGTACAGTAATTAAAAACATGGATGACTATATGCTACGTCCTATGGGTGAATCACTATTTGCATTTAATATGCAGTTTGATTTTGATCCAGAAATACGTGGTGACTTAGAAGTAAGAGCTAGAGGTACTGAGAGCTTTATGAAGAATGAAGTTAGATCTCAACGTCTTATTAGTTTCTTACAGATTGCAAGTAGTCCTGTACTAGCACCGTTTGCTAAGTTCCCATACATTATGCGTGAGATAGCAGCAACAATGGATTTAGATGTAGATAAGGTTACTAACAATCCTGAAGAAGCATTTAGACAGGCTATACTACTACAACAGATGCAACAACAACAGCAAGAACAAGCACCTACACAAGATCCTACAGGTGCAGGTGGAGGTACTATTGGTACTGGTCAAGCACCTGCTCCAGGTGAACAAGGATTTGCTACAGGTGGTGGACCTAATGCAGGAACTCAGCAACAGGCTCAAGCACCTCAAGGTCAGGGAGGTGGACAACAAATACCACCAGAACTAATGGCAATGATGCAGCAAGGAGGTGGTGGTAATGCTTGACGTTAAAACTGCTAGAGACATTTTACCGTTAGTAAATACACCAGACTTTGAAGAATTGTTTAATATGTATTTAGATTCTAAAAGGCATGATGCGTTACGTGTACTAGAACAGAGTGATAATAAAATAGAAATATATAGAGCGCAAGGTGCTATCGCCATACTTAGAAAGTTAAAAAGTATGCGTGTAGAAGTACAGACAGTATTAAAAGGAACTTAACATGGCAACTCCCCCAATACCTATGGCTAACCCAGATCGTTCAGTAGCTGCTGAAATGAGATTTGAAGATCCTCAATTTCCACAACTAGCTAGTGAAGAAAGATATGATAATTTAATTAAAGAAACATTAAATATTATAACTGCAAATGAAGGTACAAATAATTTTGATTTAATTAAAACTAAAAAAGCTAAAGAAATTATAAAAACTCCATATGATATGGTTGGATATTTTGGAAATTATTTAGTGCCTGAAAAATCTCCTACTAAAATGACAATTAGAGAAGTTATAGATTTTGGTAGAAAATTAGTTAATGCTACACAAAATAAAAAAAATAGTAAAGGAAAAAAAATACAACCCACATCTGCTATGGGTAAGTATCAATTTTTGGCTAATAGTTATGTTAAACAAAACCCAGATAATGAAGGAGTGTTAGAAGAATTTGCTAATAAATTAGGTTTAGATATAGATACTCAACTTTTCACTCCTGAAATTCAAGATAAACTCGCAATTAAAATGATAGAAGAAAGAGTACCTTCTTTAAAAGATTTTGCGATGAGTGAAACAGATGAAAATATTAATAAAGTTATAGATGAATTAAATGGTACTTGGAGATCAATTTCAAATTCAGAAGGAAAAACTAGTAAAGGTCAAAATGTTGGAAAGTTATCTTTTGAAGAAATAAAAAATAAATTAATTAATACTAAACAAAACCCAGGAGAATATGGTGTAGGTAGTGATAAAGATGACACAGAAAGAATGCTTACAAATGAAAGAATAGACGAGCAAGAAATAGATAGCAAACCAATAAATCCTGAATCATTAGAAAACCAACGTGAAAAACAAAGAAGGACAACCGAAGAAACATCAGATATTTTTAGTGATATAAGTCTTATCAAGCCAGCAGAAGGAGCAGACCTAGGAAGAATAGATTCAGTAATGAATAAAGAACTTAACGATATAGCAGATAAAGATACAGTAACAACTGAAAACCTTCCCCCTTTAGATCAAGGTAATGACGTATCAGTAGCTCCTATGCCTAAAGAAAATGCAGCATCAGATTATGAAAAAGTATTTAATAAATATGATACGGAGTTACCAGAAGAAGAAGAAGATTCTATATCGTATAGTAAAGGAATAGGAGAAGAAGATACCGTAATAGATAGAGAGGGTATGGATTACGACGATACTCCAGAAATTCAAATGAGTGAAGACGATGGTATAGGTGAATTTTTATCTAACTTATTTACGTCTAGTAATTTAATGGCAGATGAAACTGATATGTTTGATGATCAAGAGTATCAGAATTTGCGTGGTGGTGGTGAAGTAGAAGCAGACTTTGTAGATGATGATAAAGAAGAAGATGAAACTGATCCTCCACCAGGAGCTACTCCAGAACAAGTAGCTGATGATATACCTGCTATGTTATCTGAAGGTGAGTATGTATTACCTGCTAATGTGGTAAACTTTTTAGGTGTAAAAAATATTGCTGAGATGCATCAATCGGTATTAGATGAAATACAACAAATGTCTGATTTAGGTTTTGTAGAAAATGTAGATGCAAATGGTGAACCAGAAGAAGATGATGATGAAATGCCTACAGTAGATAAAAGTGGTAGTGTAGAAACTCAAGAAGATAAAAAAGGAACTGCTACATTAGTTATAGCTAGTGCATCACCTAAAGGTATGATGTGTCCAGATCCTGTGATGTTAAATGCTGGTGGATCAGATTTTGATCTTGACTATAGTGGTAGTGGTGGTGGTGGTAGTGGATATGATTCTGATGCTACATTCGGTGTAGATGAATATGATGCAGACTATAGTGGTATGACTGATCTATCTAAAGGGTCTGCAAATCCTGAATTTGATGCAGATTATAGTGATTTTGCTCGTGATTACCCAGGTGGATTTGAAGTAGAAGGTCTAGGTCGATCACAAAAAGAATTAGATGAAGATATGGCTAAATTTCAAGCTAAATTAGATAATCCAGATTTTTATAACACGACTAATAAAGTTGGAATGGCTTTTTTGGAAGCACTTGGTCCTAAACGCTATGCAGATATAGTAGAAAAAGTTAACGATGGATTTATAGAATTTGGAAATAAGCGACAACAGGCTGGGATGGACGCATATAATAAAGAATTTGCAGGTACACCCGAATGGAATGAAAGGGACGCAAAACAGGCTGGGTTTGGCAGATTTGCAGCTTTAGGTTTTAGCAAGCAAGAAGAGGATACTTTTTATGGAGGAGCAGAAGCAATGCAGGAAGGTATGGATACCCCAGGAGGTATTAGTGAAGGAAGACAGTTTGGGGATGGATACATATCTGATGCGGAGTTAGATGCTGCTATGGGTTCTAATACT